AGTTTAAATGTCTCAGACACTATCAGGATATATTACAGAAGTCAGACGACTTTTGCATGATGCTAATGGCAACTTCTATACTGATACTGAGCTTACAGACTATATCAATGACGCTAGAGAGCGTTTAGTTAGAGACACTGGATGTTTAAGAATAGTCCAGATTTCACAAACACCTTTAAAAGTTAGATCAACTGATACTATTAGTTCAGCAACCCCTACAAATCCTACAGCATGGGCTGCTAGTACTGCTCTTACTCTCAATAGTTTTGTTTTTTCTAACATCTTCATTTATCAGGTTACCCAAGCTGGCACAACAGGTACTGAACCCCCTGCTTATCCTGCTTCTAATTATAACTATCCTCCTACTACACAATTCCTAAATGGAACTGCAGGATTAACTTATGTAGGTAATTGTGAAAACATTTACTATGCTTCTCTACCTCAAGGCATACAAACCCTTGATGTTTTAAATATAAATCTCTATTGGGGAAATACACGAGTACCTATGAGATATATGCCGTGGACACAATTTAATGCAGAGTTGCGTTTCTGGCAAAACTATATTGGCAGACCTATTTCATTTACGGTGTATGGACAATCTCAAATATTTATTTCTCCTGTGCCAGATCAAATTTATCAATTAGAAATTGATACTACTGTATTGCCTACACCATTAATTGCAGGTACAGACATTGATACTATCAATAGTCCATATAGCTCACCTATAGCTTTTTACGCAGCTTACAAAGCTAAATACAAAGAGCAGTCTTTTGGTGAAGCTGAAATATTTAAACAAGAATATATTAAACAAGCACAAGCTGTGCTTAATAGCGTATTTACTAGACGAATCCCTGACCCTTACTCGACTTTATAAACTATGGCAGCAGTTGAACAGAAAAAGTCGTATCTTGTTACCAAGCAGTTTAAGGGTATCAATAGTAAAAGCAATCGTACTGCGATTGAAGAGACAGAGTTTTCATGGCTTGAAAATCTCATGCCTTTGGGCTATGGCAACTTAAAAGCACTTCCTAATTCAGACAATCAATCTATTGCTTTTGGTAACACTGTTACTCAACTTTTTTCAGTCAATATCAATAACAAAGATTATGCTTTAGCATTTCAAGCTGATGGTCGATGTGAATATGTAGATTTAGCTACTAACACAAAAGGTAATGTAGCTGTTACAAGTACATTCTCTAATAGTGGTATGCGAGTATCACAATGGAAAAGTGAGCGTGCACTTATCCTTGATCCATCAAAAGGATACTATACTTGGAATGGTACTAATTTAGTTTTTGTAGGCTCAGTAGGTTTTATTGGTTTAATCTCTGGTGGTGCAGGATATACAGAAGCGCCTGCTGTTCTTATTACTGCACCTAATGATGCTAATGGTGTTCAGGCTACTGCAGTATGTACCATCACTCAAGGATCAGGTGGTGTTCGATCTATATTAGTTACCAATGTAGGTTCCGGTTATACCTCTGTGCCTGATGTAACTCTTGGTGCACCTAACTTATCTGGAGGTACTCAAGCTACAGCTGTAGCAACTACCTTATCTAATACAGTTGTTTTAATTACAGTCACTAATTCTGGTTCAGGTTATACCACAGCTCCTTCTGTGACTATCACAGGTGGTGGTGGATCATCAGCTGCAGCCAACGCTACAGTAGCTACTGGCACTATCAATGCAGTCATCTTAACTGAAGCTGGTTCTGGCTACACAAGCCCTCCTACTGTAACATTTACAGGAGGTGGTGGTTCTGGTGCTAATGCCGTAGCAAGTTTAGTTACTTTTAAAACAGGCACTGTGTCAGTGCTTATTACAGGCGGGGGTGTTGGTTACACAAATGCTTCTAATCTAAGTGTCACTATCTCTGGAGGTGGTGGAGCTAATGCAGCTGCCACAGGAATTATCTCAGGTGGTCAAGTAGTACAAGCTGTAATGACTAATCCTGGCACTGGCTACACTAATGCGTCTAACATTACAGTCACTATTACTGGTGGTGGAGGCTCTAATGCTACAGCTAAAGCTATTATTAACCTTGATGACAACACAGGGGTTCAATCTTTCAGTGGTCGAGTATGGATTGCTGCTGGTCGTAACGTTTATTATAGTGCTGCAGGTGCATATTCAGACTTTACAAGTGTGTCTGCTGGCACAGTATCCTTAACTGATGCTACTTTAAGAAGTAATATTGTTAATTTACTCTCTGCTAACAACTTTTTATACATATTTGGTGAAGATTCCATTAACGTATTCTCAGATGTAAGGGTTACTACAGCTGGAACTACCCTATTTACTAATACTAACGTATCAGCTTCTGTAGGCACTAAGTTACCTTATGCCATATTCCCATACTTTAGATCAGTATTATTTATGAATGACTATGGTGTGTATGCCCTTGTAGGTTCTACCACCTCTAAATTATCAGATGCACTAGATGAAGTGGTTGAAAACATTGACTATAATTTTGATATTACTGCTGGACAAGTGTTGTTAAACAATACCTTATGTGCATTATTTAATGTGAGATATACAGGAGATACTTCTACTGGTCGCTTCATTCAAATGATTTTCTTTGAAAAGAAATGGTTTATATCTTCTCAAGGTGCTTTAAAACATACCACAGCTTTACCTATTAGTGGTCAAGCTATTGTCTATGGTACAACAGGCACTGATCTTTTTAAATTATATTCAAATTCAACTGTCACTATTCTAACAAAGGCTTCTACAGCACTTCACCCTATGGGTGATCCTATACGAGATAAGCAAGCTTTGAAGATAGCTATTGAAGCTACCTCTTCTAATGCAAATACCTTTACTTGTACAGTAACTGTGGACAATGAAAATAGATCAAGTCCAACTTATTCTCTTAGTTCTCTTATTCCATGGATTAACAATTCTAATGCAGTTATTCCTTGGACAAATTCAGCTATAGCAATTATAGGTTGGTCATCAACTGGGTATAATTTATACAAAACAGATGCACAGCAGTATGGCAAATATCTTGGAATGACTGTACAATCTTCATCACCGGGATATACTATTAACGGGTTCGAATACGAACATGAATTAAGGGCGAGGTTCTAAATTATGGCAAAACCAATATCAGTACCAAATACGTTTGCGGGAAGTACAAGTGCTATTCCCCTTGTATATCTCGATCAAGATTTCTCAACTATTTCCAATGCAACTAATGACCTGGCTACATATTCAAATTATGTTACAGATACAGGTGTGGCTGATGCTTATATTGCAAACTATCCTGCAAACATTGTAACCACTACAGTGACTGCAGGTTTACGATTACAATTTAAAGCAGCTAACGCTAATACTGGAGCATCTAATTTACAAGTACAAGTAAATAGTGTGTCTATTGGCTCTGGTGCAATTAGATTAACAGATGGAACTGCACTTGCAGCCAACACAATCGTAGCTAATGCTATTGTGGATGTTCAATATGATGGCACAAATTTCCAATTATTAAGTGATTCAAGTGGTGGTAAAGAAGTTATCACAGATTTAACTGTGTCTGGAAACCTTGCTGTTACTGGAACTACAGGCTTAACTGGTGTATTAACTGCTAACGTTGCAAATATTACAACTGCAAATATTACTACAGCTAACGTTGCTACCATGTCTGGCACAACTAACTACACAGGCACTCAAACATTTACTGGTTCAACTACAGCTATTGCTGCAGTATTCCAAGATGCAGCAGAAGTTGCAACAATATCAGCTACTGCGGCTACTGGTACGATTAACTATGATGTGACATCTCAATCAGTACTTTATTACACAACCAATGCAAGCGCTAACTGGACAGTAAACTTTAGAGGTAATGGTACAACATCTTTAAATACACTTATGTCCACAGGACAAGCTCTTACAGTAGTATTTTTAGTATCACAAGGTGCTACAGCTTACTACAATAATGCAGTTACAATAGATGGATCATCGGTCACACCTAAATATCAAGGTGGTACAGCATGGTCAAGTGGTAACGCATCAGGTATAGATGCCTATTCATATACTATTGTTAAAACAGGTTCAGCAACATTTACAGTATTTGCATCACAAACACAGTTTAAATAGGAATTAGCTAATGCCACTACTATCAAGACTAGCCGTTCAAGCAGCCCGTGCCTATG